GGTTACTTTACAGAGTTGTCTAAATGTTGGGTTGGTGTTTGTGGACAATCACATCATACAGGTTGGGCTAACTCTGCTTCTGATGGTATGGCAGTTGGTGTACCTTATATCTTTTATGACGCTGATTACTATTCACAATATGCTGAAGACGCGGGTATCTACTTCAAAAAAGATGAAGAGTTTATGATTCAGATAAATAAAATATTAGACCAAGAAGATGTTAGAGAATCATATTCAAAAAAATCTAAAGATATGGGAGAACAAAACTCTTGGGAAAATATAATAAAACAATATAACAGCCATTTCGTAAAAGCTGAGGATAGACTAAAGATGGTAAAGAAAGATACAGACGGCTATAAAAAGATTTTTGATTACATACATAAGACTGGTTCAGTAACCAAGTTTCAGCTAATGGAATACTTGGGATGGGGAAGAGGTATACCATTTGACATATACAGAAATAGACTAAGAACAGAACCAACAATAAAACTAACTAAATATGGATATGAGGTGAGATAATGAAACAGCTTACAGAAAAACAAATAATAGAAAATTGGGATAAGTTGATAAAACTTATTGAAGATACATTTGATGGGGAACGGAAAGAAAAACTCTTAGAGATGTATAAATATTTTGAGGATAGAATGTCTATAGCACCTGCTAGTGGTAAAGCACATTATCACAATGCTATGGTGGGTGGTTATGTAGAGCATGTGTTGCATGTTGTAGATTGTGCTTTGAAGATAAAGAAGTTATGGGAAGAGGATGGTGCTACCATAAACTTTACAGATGAGGAACTTATCTTTGCTGGTATGCATCATGACTTGGGTAAGGTTGGTGATTTAGAAGAAGATTACTATATACCACAAGATTCAGAGTGGCATAGAAAGAATCAAGGTTCTATATTCAAACATAATCCTAAACTACAGTATATGTCAGTAACAGATAGGTCTTTCTTTATCCTACAACATTTTCAGATACCAATGTCGGAATGGGAATATATCGGATTGAGACTTACAGATGGAATGTATGAAGATGCTAATAAGACATATTATATGAATTACAATCCTGATTGGTCTTTGAAGTCTAACATCGCATACATATTACATCAGGCAGATATGATGGCTACTCATATTGAAGGTGATGAATGGAACAGATTGGATGAAGAGGCTAATGTAAAGGTTGCTACGAATATGAAAAAAGCAGTTGAAACAAAAAATGATGATAGTGATAGACTAAAAAACAAATCACAAGATTTATTTGAAGAACTATTTGGAGAAAAGAAATGATTCTGGAAATAATCCTTGTATTATTGGCACTTTTATGTGTAGCTTCCTGGTATGGATTATGGAATACAATGAAGAAGATGGAAGTTATGGAAGACTGGATAGAAGAATATAGTACCAGAATGATAGATGTCAATAAAACAATAAAAGAACTTGACTATAAAGAATACTTTGAAGAAGACGATGAGGTAGGAATTATATTCAAAGAAATTGAAAAAGCAGTAAACGAACTAGACATAGAAGAGGAGTCAATTAGTGGCTAGAAAAGCAAAGAAGGGAAGTAGTAGATATTACTTCACAATGGATACCGAAAAAGCAATCATCAGATATAACGAAGCTGAAGATAAACCGAAGTTGAGAAATAAAATTTACAATGAACATATTCGAAAGGCTTTTGAAAAGCTGGTGGAGAATATAATTCATACATTCAAATTTTATTACTTTGATGTATCGTCAGAGGAAGTAAAGCATGAAGTTGTTTCTTTCTTGGTTATGAACATGCATAAGTTCAAAGAGGGTAAGGGAAGAGCGTTTTCCTATTTTAGTATCGTAGCTAAAAACTATCTTATACTAAATAATAACAAGAACTATAAGATGGGTAAAATACATTCTGAGATGGATGTTTTAGATTATAAAAGAAACACTCAAAGCGAAAAAGCATCAGCTCAATCCAGTGAGAATGCCACATTGTTTGTAGATGAGCTACAAAGGTTTTGGGATGTAAATCTAACTAATGTTTTCAAAAGACAAAAAGACATTAGGGTTGCTGACTCTGTGTTACATATATTTCGTATCAAAGAGAACATTGAGAACTTCAATAAGAAGGCTCTTTATATTCTTATCAGAGAAATGACTGGTTCTAACACGCAACATATAACTCGTATCATAAATGTTATGAAAAAATTCAATGAAAGATTGTTCTATGAATTTGATAAGTATGGTACAGTTGACATATCCTATACAGGCTCATTGGTACGGCAACAAGACTCAGCTAGTGTATAAATAAGGAAAGGGAGTTTTTACTCCCTTTTTTTGTGCCTTGTAATATTTATATATAACAATAATCCACATTATATATATGGAGTCTAATTATGGCTAATGATTATGAAATATTTAAAGGCAAGTCGCTTTCTGATTTGTTTGAGGATATTTACAAAAATACAGAAAGAAATAAAACACAGTTGGAAGTTCTTATGAAAGAGGTTACTAGCTTTATAAAAGATGGTGATACTGCTGTACAAATTATTCCTATGCTAAAAGAGTATTTAGAAATAAATGTAAAGAATGATGACCAACTTGTAAAGATGGCGGCTATCGTACAAAGAATCATATCTTCTGAAAACAAAGGTAGTTCGGAAGATGAATTTGGATTATCTGATGCTGAAAAAGAACAGCTACTTACCGCAGTAGAAGAAGTAGCAAGTGATGTACAGAAACATTCAGATAACTTGGAGTCTAAAATTGTCAATAGCTGAAGTTAGAGCTGGTAATAAGCTATCCCAAAAGAAAAAGCCTGGACTAATATCACATAACCAAGCAATTGAACTTATTAGGTCTATGCAGTCTGATGTGGAATATAAGCAACATGTCACTGGTAGAGTCGTAAAGGTTTATTCAGACCAGCTACATTTACCTAAGCGAACAAGAAAAGATGGTGTGGATACTTATGCGTGGGAGATGCATGGTAACATAGATGTGAAGCTAAATTATAATCAAGATCTTATAAGTAATGTCGGTCCTATGTGTTCTCATTTTAATTGTATGCCGCTAATTGATGAAGAGGTAGTATTGGTTGAACACGATGGACAGGTATTCTATGACTTTCCTTTGAATAGGATGGGTAAAGTAAACCACAACAGAGTTGATAAGGTTGTCGGTGAAGAACAAGTATTTGAATCACTTACTTATATGGCTAGACCAGTGATGGCAAAGCATGGTGATACTACTATTCAAGGAAGATTTGGTAACTATATGATGTTTACTTCAGAAGCAGAAGCAAATGGTTATAGAGCTTATCCAAAAATTGTTATTGGTAATAATCAAGATAAAGATACCTTTCAAGTTGGACATAAAAACTTTGATAAGAATTTTCCTCATTTTCATAATCCTAATTCTGTGGGGTCTGTTATTGAAATGACCAGTAATCCACAACAAACTGAATTAGAACCATCTGTATTAGAAACAGAACAAGAAGAATTTTTTGATACGACAGGAGATACCATCACAATTTCAAGTGATACAATACATTTAAATGCTAATCATCCTGGTTCTATGTATGTGACATCAGCAAATGATATAAACATTACTGCTATTGATGAGATAAATATAGCAACAATAGGTGGTAAGGTTAGCTTAGGTAAAACTGATTCACAAAGCCCTATCGTAAGGGGTACTGATATGAGAAATTTTGTAAATGATTTATTATTGAATATAGAAGGGTTTTGTAATACTTTAGAAGCATTTGAAGGAAATGGTTCTGCTCAAGTACAGAGTGCTGCTGCTAGTCTAAGAGCTGGAATCGTTTCTATGGGTAAAAAATATATAGATGAAGAAAGTCTTTTTAGTAAGACAGTATATTCTGAGTAATAGGAGACAATAATGCCACACGCAGATTGGCACAAAAAGCCAGT